ATCATAAGTATTATCTGCTGATGGAATGATACTACCAGTCATTGTCATTTCACCTACAAATTTAGATGTACCATTTACATGTAAATTCGAATCTGGATTAGCAGTTCCTATACCAACATTTGCTGCTGTATAATAAACTTCATTTGTAATACCGTCTTTTGTCCATACAGATGTAGAACTAATCGCAGTACTACCAGTAACTGTCAAATCTCCATCTACATAAGTATTCCCTACTATATGAACTGCTTGGGATGGAGTTAAAGTACCAAAACCAACTCTATTAGTTGATGCATCCACAAATAGAGTACCACCATCAACTGTTAAATCATCAGTTACTTGAAGATTACCAGTAATACTATATGTGCCTTGTGGGACTACACTAATACCGGTCAAACCAGTACCAAAAGATTGTCTAGTAATAAACGCACCTGCATTACTATTTGCAGATGAATCATAATGTTGGAATTTTAATTCTTCATTATCAACAATTAAACGCCAATCATTATTACTTACTGCTCCACCGACAGCATTTCCTTGAAGATCTAAAACTTGAGCGCGAATCAAACCATATGGATCTATACTCATTTTGTGTTATATTATTATAGTGATTTTTGTATCCGCGAGGTTCATATATTAATAATATAAAAAATTATTTATAATTTTATAATTATAAATGATTTTTTATATTATTAATATTATAATATAATATTATCAAACGAGACGATTAAATATATAAAAAAATTGATTTTTTTTATATTTATAATCATACAATTAAATATGTATTTTACTGAATTGCCAAATTTTGATCCTGAAATTTTAAAAATAATTGGTTCTTATTCGGAAAATGAAATTATTTTAACAAATAAACGCAAAATTGATGACATAAAATATTTATGTATTAAATGTAATAAATATCATATTGAAGAAAATTACATAAAATATATACCAAGAAAATATGATCAATTTAATCAATTGATGGAAAATATTGATAATAATGAATTTAGATTTGAAATAGAAACAAATACAAATTATGATGTTAATAATAATCATCCTTTATGTATAAACTGTTTTCGCAATTTTAGACCAAAATCTAAATCGTATGGAAAAACTTTTCCGTTAATTTTTAACCAATTTGAAACTGATATACAAAAATTAATGAAAAATTATAATTATGAAATTTATGATATAAATATATTAAAAAAATTTTATAAAGAGTTTCATACAAATAAATTTAAAAATAAGTTAATATATTTAAAAAATAGAGAAATTGGAGAAATTGAACATAAAAAAATATATAAATTTTTTACTAAAATTTTTAAGAAAATTTCTTAAAAATTTTAGTCTAATATAACGAATACATTAAATTACATTAAATTATTCAATTATCTTGGGACTTGAAATTATTATTTTTTGTTTTTATTGCCACATCCACAATCTTTTTTTTTATTGCCACATCCACAATCTTTTTTTTTATTGCCACATCCACAATCTTTTTTTTTATCATCATGATTCGAACCACATGAACCGCCTTCCCAAGATTGAGAAGATTTTGTTCTTCTATCAGCTTTTGTTCTAGTAGAATGTATTTTACCATCAATCAAATAACCGACAGTATCTCTACCAGATTTTAGAGCAGAAACTCCAGTATATTTTACAATAAGTGTTTGATGATTTGGAATAATTCTGCCTCTTTTAACATATGCTTTTGTTAATCTTTTATTTTCTTTTCCAACATATTTTTTTATATATGTTTGTTTACTTAATACCATATTTATTTATATTTAATAAATAAGATATTATTTATTAAATATAAATAAATAAATAATTATTTAATCTAACAACCATATAAAAAGAATTCCGGAAAACATACCTGTTGCTGATAAAAAATGCCAAACATCGTGTGTATCAAAATAATCAAATAGGACACAAGGTCTATTATATTTTGCAGATTCTTCTTGGGAAACTTTATCATCAATGGTAGGAAGTTGATAAAAATATAATGATAAACATACAATAAATATTGTAAATATTCCTATCAAAATTTTCCAGAATGGAATATAAACGCCACTATTTATTTTAAAAGCTATGTGATGAATTAATACAATAATCATATCAATACACAAAGTACCGAGTAAAAATTTTGAAAAATCTATATTTTTTAAAATCGATATTATAAGAATACAAAAATTAATTACATTAATAATAATTAAAAAAAAAAGATAAGACATGTTAGGTAATCTTCTAATATTTGTAAATGTATGTCGTAATCGACATATAAAATAAAAAATATTAAAATTCCATTTATTGTGTCCAAAATATACATTAGCACTTATAATAAAAGTTGCAATTGGGATAATTATAATAACAAATATCCATTCAAAAGAATTATTACTTAAAGTTAAATTAATTGTATTAATAAATATTAACAATCCCATAAACAAAAATAATTTAGAAATATCAACTAAATCATTTTTCTGTGTTTTTTGTAATATGTAAATTATCATAAAAACGCCAAAAAAAAACATAAATGTTGTATCAAATTGTAAATTAACACGACTAGGACATAAATGATATAATGATGAATATATACCTTCAAACAGCATAGAAATTATTATACAAAGAATTAAATAATATTCTCTAATATTTTGAAAAGTATTATTATATTTAAAGATAATTAAATACAAAATGAATGAAAATAACACATATGGCACATTACTAATAACATTATTTAATGAAACGATATTCCCAATTTTATGAACACATTTGTTATTAAAATAACATTCCTTTTCACGTATATTTGGATTCGAAATTTGATAAAAAATATATTGAGTTGTAGGTAATCCATAAAAAAGAGATATTAATAATAATAATCTCCAAGAATGTTTATACGAAGTTTTTATTTTCCTACTTGATGAAAATGGTAATTGAGTATGTTCTGGTATAAAAATTTGTTGTAATAAATCATCATCTTTGCTCTTATCTGTATTATTAGATAGATTTGTATTATTAGATAGGTCTTCAAATAATGTATTGTCTACTTCATTTTCGAGTTTAAATTCGTTATTATTTTCAATTAAATTTGCGGACAACATATTTACAAAATATAAGTAGTTAATTTTTAATTGACTTTATTTAACTTTAATACTAATAATTTTATCAAAATTATTAAAAGAATTATTAAATTCACTGTTATTATTAATAAATTTATTTTTTTGATACAAATCAAATAAAGTAATAACATCATTAATAATTAAGTTAAATTGTCCTTTTAATAAATTTTTCAAACAATCATGACTTGGTTGTGAATTAATTTTCAATAACCATAATTTTGTATTTCTATCAATTAAGAAATCATATGTAAAAATATGAAAAGATGGTTTAACAAAAATATTTTTTTGTTTAATATTTTTGCTTAATTTTTGTATAAAATGTTTTGAAACTAATTTTATTGTATTTAAGATTTGAAAATTAAAATTAGTATTCATCTTATTATTTTTTTTAATATTAAATCTTCCATTTTGTAAATCATCTAAATTAAAGTGAAAATCTTCACTTATTTTATTATTATTGCATAAATCATTTATTTTATCATAATTAGCTATTAAAGATTCATTATCTTTTATGTTATAATGTTTAGGAGATACTAATAATATTTTTTTTTTATACATATATGTTATTACTTCTGTATTACAAAATATTTTTAATACAAATATACGAATTATATTTTTGCGACCATAAGTAGTATCATTATATATTTTACCTGATGGTCTACTCCCATTTATATAAAATAACATAGGATTATCTATATATTCATTTACTACCCATTGTTTACATTTTTTGTTACTTATCCATGAAATAATTTCTTTTACATCTCCTGAAATTTTTCTCTCTGTTTTATATGAATACGGTTTTAAAAATAATATATGATATTTTTCTTTAAATTCTTCCAATTTATTCAATAATCTTTTATCATAAATACTAAACACATAGTGTTTAGGACAGATATTACTTTTTTTTAAATATGAAATCATAATTTCATTAAATCTATGTTTATATCGTAATAATGTAATATCTTCACCATTACTAAAATTTATTTTAGGCATAATATAATATTTAACAATATTTTCAATAATATGGTCTTTTTCATAAATTTTTATAAATAAATTTTTAGTATTTGTATTAAATAAGGGAGGAAATATTGGATCTATGCAAGTCTTTATAACAGAATCTATAAAGATACATTTATGATATCTTTCATCATGGAACGAATTAAACATAACTAATTCCATATTAGGAACACCTGATGAGACTTTATGAAGCCAACATTTTCTATTTTTATCAAAAATTATTTTAAATGTAAGTAATTGAAAAAAATTATTATAATTTTGTTCTTCTAATTTTGACATATTTATATGAATAACTGTTTTAATGATTTTTTCTATTTGTGGATAAATTATTTTATTATATTCATTTTGACCTATTAAATCTATACAATCTAATACAATTGTTTTAGATAAATCTTTATTATTTTTTAATACTAAATTAACTGGCATTTTTTTATAAATAGATATTGATTTATAACTTTTCGTTATCCGTATTATGGAATAACATTTTATCATAAAATGTGAATCCATTTCATAATTATTATTAATTAATTTATTAATATCGATTATATTATCAACATAATTGTTATTTTTAAATATTATATTTCCATAATATTTATTTAAATTTTCTAAATCTTTTAAAAACCATTTATTAATATATTTTTGACGTAATTTACATAATATATTTTTTATTTTTTCATTTGAAATTTTAAATAAATTTAAAACAAGTTTATTTTCATCTTTAATATAAAATAATTTCATATTATGATCAAATATATTATAAACTATTTTTGATTTGTTTTTTTTTAAATTTTGATTTAAAATTATAAAATCTAAATTATTATCTATTTCACTTCTTTTCCAATTACCTCTTAATTCTAACAAATTTATGAAACAATTACACCAAATTTTTAATCTTATATTAACATGTTTCAAATCAATACTATATAAATAATCTCTTCTTTTTTCACCATCCAGTTCAAGACTTATTTCTTTTTTATGTAAAAGAAAATTATCTAAATTATTATCAGAATTATTATTCCTTTTTTTCAAAATAAAATTTTCTGAAATCTTTATGACCGATTTATAATTACAAAGACTCATAATAGATAATATTTATATAAGATAATTATAAATAATAGAAAACTATTAATATTTATTCAAATAAATATTTATCTAATTTCCCATCTTTATTCAAAAGTTCACAAATACTATCACTTACATATAAATAATAGTTTCCTGATAATGAATCTAATAATAAATTAGATTCAACTAATTTTTCAAAATCCAATGATAATAATTTTATACAAATTGATGCCATTTTTATATAATAATCATAAATATATTTCTCACCATATCTCATTATTATACAATTTCTTATATTACTATATTTGCGATTATATTTATGAAGTGGATTTAAAAGAATATCTAAATCATTTTTTATAGTTGTATTATAATTTTTTAAATGTTTTATACATACTCTCATTATATATTTTAAAGAATTTATCTCATTCTCTTTAGATATTGGAACTAAAAATATAGACAAAGATTTATTAAATAAACTACTATCTTTACAAACATAATATCTTACTATTGAAAGAAAATTATTAAAATTATTACTATTTTGTTCTATTATGCCTATATCATGTGTCATATTTAAGAGATTTTTATTTAATTTAACCACTTCTGGAAAATTCAAATCAAATTTAAACTTTGAAATATTTTGCATATTTCTGTCTAATACAAATCCATAATTTACAAAAAAACGTGAATTACATTTTTTGCCATAACTATCACATATTGGAATATTTTGACTTATTTCATTTTTTGAAATAATTTTAAAAATCATTTTATCATCATCAAAAAACCATTGAGTTTCTGAATCACTGTTATGATTTAACATATCAGCAAAAGGTACTAAAGCTTGAGTTTTTATTCCATCAATTACTATACCAAAAATACGTGTAATAACAACTGTTCGTGCCCAAATATACTCCGCAAAAGTATATTTTTTAAATTCCTCAATATTATTATTTAAAAAATCATAATCTGTTTTCAAAGATTTTATTTTAAATAATATTTTATCCAATCCAGCAGAACCTATTAACTTATTTAAATAATATCTTTTTAAAAAAATTGGTACCGTTTTAAAATTTTTTGGTAAAATATCTATGTATTTCCTCCACTTTGAATCCGATTTATTTAAATTCTCTAATAATACAAATGATATCCAATTATGGTTTGAATCCAATTTTAAATTTTTATCTATAACTTCTCTACCTATATCTGTTTGTTTACCCAGTTCAGTTGTTATCATACAATCCAATGGAATTTCCAAAATAGTTTCATTTTTTTTTATATTTTTTTGAGAAAAAATCTCTCTATTCTCATTCGTATAATACTTTATTTTTACATTATTCAAATTAGAATTATTACTTACTAACCATTCTTTTAATTTTTGAAAATCTTTTTTTACTATATCATCACAATCATTTACAATACTATCTATATAGTCATTTATAAATTCATCATTTGAATTTTTTTTTTTATAATCTTGCAAAAATAATAATGATTTTTTATCATCACCCAATTTTTCATAAATAAATGCTAAACTTACTAAATTATTATCATTCGGTAACATTTTTTGTGAAATTTCTAAATCATTTTTTGAATTTATATACTCCTCCAATCGAAAATAATGTTTTGCACGATTATAATAAATATCGGATAAATCTTCTTCATTTTTATACCCCTTTAATGAAATCTTACTAGTATAATACTTTATCCATTCTATATCATTATAATCTGATTTTAAAAAAGTTTCATGATTATATTGTTGAGGAATTGATAACATCTTTATGTATTGTTGTTATTTTTATTTCCTTATATTTGGATAATTCTTTTCAAATAATTCTTATTATTTTGGACTATAACTGTTACATCTCAGCAAAAATGTAAAAAAATTTTAATTTTCTTTAAAAATGAAACTCTTTTCTTTATTTTTTTCTTCTTATTATCCGTTAAATATAAATTCATTATTTCTTTATTTTGACTAATTCTTATCATATATAAAGCAAGATGTATTTTTTGCATATTTGTCTTATTTGGATATAATTTCTCAATTAAACCATAAAAGTAATTGTATTGTTTAATACAATTATTTGTATGATTATCAATTGGAAATAACTGTAATGAATTATTCATTTTATAAAACATTTTTACATATATTTTATATATACATTAATTTTATTGTTTATGTTATAAATAAAAAGTTTATTTATTTTCTTATATCAAAAATATTTATACATATAAATATATATTAAAATATATATTATAATGTGTATATAATGGACTTTTTATCCTTTGATGTTGGTATTAAAAATTTAGCATATTGTATCGTACATTTTCAAGACGATAAACCATCTACTTTCCAAATTAAAGAATGGGGAATTATTAACCTTATCGAAAGCGAACAACAAGATTCTCACGAACATGAAAAATGTAAATGTTATAATAAAAATAAAAATATATGTGGGGGGAAAGCAAAACATTATGCATCTATTAATAATAAACTATTTTTCTACTGTAATAAACATTTATGTGAACATGAAAAAATTATGAAATTTGTTATACCGACAGAATTTCATCAAACTTTTATTACTAATAATGAAATTAAACCAATTTGTTCTTATGATAATAAAAAAAAATGTGAAAAAAATGCAAAATGGTATTATTTACAAAATCAAAATAAAATTTTTTTATGTTCTGTACATAAAGCAAACCTTTTGCAAAAAGAATTTAAATCCATTTTACCTAAAAAAATTAAAAAAGTTAAATGTGATTCTATCCCAATACAACAAGTAAATCTTAACATGACTAATATTCTTGATACTCACTATAAACATTTCCTACAAATACCAACTGTATTAATTGAATTACAACCTGTATATTTAGGACCAAAAATGAAATCGGTGTCCAATCATTTGTATTCATATTTTATGATTAGAGGTAATGTTGACAAAAATATTAATAATTCATTAACAAATTACATTACATATGTATCTGCAAAATCAAAATTAACTATAGATGAGGAAAATAATGTTGATATTTTGACTAAAAATAAAACACAAGTACAAAAATATAAAATATATAAACAAATGTCACAAGATTATACTCGAAAACTTCTTATTAATGACACTATTAATTTAGACTTTTTTAATTCGCAATCTAAAAAGGATGATTTTGCTGATGCATATTTACAATGCGTTTATTACATTATTAGATATATTCGTAAAAATTGATTTCTATAATAAATTATTTTATTTATACGTCACATACATTACATACGTCACATAATTCAGATATACACCCTACTAATTGATTAAATGTATCTAAACCATCAGCTATTAAAATATGTGTATTTGAAATTATTTTAATATACTCTATCTTCTTTTTATCTATTATTAAATCAGTATTACTACAAATTTGAAATAATGTTTCTATTATATCTATTGGCGTATACCCACATTGATGAATATTACATAATAAATCTATAGCACTTATTATATCACATTCTAAACAAAATTTTAATAATTTTGTTATTGTACTAGGATGTGGTATATCTATCACTTTATAAACATTTTCTTCTGTAATTTCACCAAAACTTATTTTTACTGATTGTAAATTATTTAAAACCATTCTCATATCCCCACGAGAACATAAACATATTGCATCAATTCCCTCATCTGTATATGTTATATTCTCTTTTTCAATTATTATATCTAAACGTTTACATATATCCTCTTTTTTTAATTTAGAAAATTTTACTATCATACATCTACTTTGAATTGATTCAATTAAATTTGCTAATGTATTACATATTAATATAAATCTTGTCGTTTTATAATATTTATCCATTATTGATCTTAAACTATGCTGAACTTGTTTTGTCATATTATCAGCTTCATCAAATATTACTATCTTTTCCCCACATTTTTTTTTTACAAAATTATCAATCCTATCACGAACAACATCAATTTTTCGCAAATCATCTGAAGCATTTAATTCTATTATACGTTCAAAATAATTTTCACCATATATTTCTTTAACTAAACACATAGCACTACTTGTCTTACCTGTACCAGAATTACCCGCAAATATCATATTAGGTAAAGTATGATTTAATGATATTATTTTTAAACTATCTATAATTTCTTTATTACCAGTAATTTCATCTAAACAACTAGGTTTATATTTATCTACCCATAAATCAGTAAATGAACTCATTTATTTATATCATAAATTTATTATTGTTATATATATTTTAATTTGATTTTCCCATAGTAAAACAATTTACAACGAAACTACGTGATTTTTTGTTTACTTTATCTTTTTGCTTTTTATCTTCTTTTTCCTTTTTAACTCCCTTTTCCTTTTTAACTCCCTTTTCCTTTTTAACTTCCTTTTCCTTTTTAACTTCCTTTTCCTTTTTAACTTTTCCTCCACTCAAATTTTTTTTTATTAAAAAAACTCTCTTCCTTTTTACTTGTCTTTTAGTACCTTCCCCTTTGCTGATTTTTTTTTTTTCTATTTTATTTATTTTATTCATTTTATTCATTTTATTCATTTTATTCATTTTATTCATTTTATTCATTTTATTCATTTTATTCATTTTATTCATTC